CATATTCTGAGTGGTTGTTAAAATGTACTGGTAAGAGGTATCGCTATGCTCAGAACAGTTAGACTTTACGGAGAACTAGCAGAGTTTGTTGGACATAAAGAATTAGATGCAGTGATTACTTCTACTGCTGATGCCATGAGATTTTTGGTTAGTAACTTTCCAGGATTGGAAGCACACATGGCAGATCGTTACTATCAGGTATTAGTAGATGATTATGAAATAGGAGAAGAAGATCTACATAACCCAATAGGACAATCTGATATAAGTATTGTTCCTGTCATTACTGGTGCGGGTGGAGGAGCGAGAAAATTTTTATTAGGTGCAGCTTTAATAGGAGTTGGAGTCTTATCAGGTGGAGCGACTTTTGCTGGTGGAAGTTTTACTGGTGTAGGGTTTTTAGGAGGTGCGACTGCTATAGCTGGGAATGTAGGTATTGGTCTTGCTCTCATGGGTGTAAGTGAAATGTTATTTCCTTTGCCAAAGCCACAAGAGTTTAGTAACGAGCAAGATCCTAGAATATCATTTAGCTTTTCTGGGGTGCAAAATACTAGCCGTGCAGGAACTAGCCACCCAATCGTTTACGGAGAGATTGTTACTGGATCGGTTGTAATCTCAGCAGGAATCGACACTAATCAGGTATCAGCATGACGGATAAAATTATTAGAGGAGCAG